GTGTATCTAATGTTCTATTAGTCAATTGTATCAATGGTTTTAATCAATTCTAGTGGTGTATCTATGGTGTATCTATGGTGTATCTTGGATACACCACTCTTGCTGGAACGCAAACAGTTGGTTATTAGGAACTAGTCATTACTCTGAAATATCTATATAGTAGAAAATTATGATGAAAAAATTTCAAGTACTTGGACAACTTGGTTCTCACTTGTTTAATACAGGTAAGAACTATTTTAAAGGTGGTGGTAAAACAACCAAAACTATTATGACTGAATCTAATGTAACTAAAGAAGTTGCAAAAGCTGATATCAAGGACGAGATTAAAAGAAAGGCTTTTCCAAGAGGTGGAAAAAGACCTTCTGATTTTTATAATAAACCTAAAGGAAGATAATGCCTGGTGGACTCAAGAAAAAAGAGTTACGAACTGAACTCGATCTAACTCCTAAACAAAAAATGTTTGTAGAAATTTATGTGAAAGATTGGGGATCAATCACTCAAGCTGAAGCATTAAAACGTGCAGGTTATGTTTGCACTAACGAGAAAGATTATGGCTCTGTTGCATCTAGAATGTTATCAAGAAAACTACATCCCCATATTGCAAAATACTTTGATAAATTATTTGAGAGAGAAGTTAAAAAATACGAAGGTGACAACCTTAGAAGATATAAAAGGTTAGAAAGAATCGCTGACAAGGCAGAGAAAGAAAAACAATTCGCTGCTGCTATCAATGCTGAGTATAGATCTGGTCAATTGGCTGGAGCTTACATAGATAAAAAAGAAATAACTGTTAGTGGTTTGGAGGGTATGTCACGTGAGCAACTTGAAAAAAAGCTCGAGGAATTATCAAACAAGATCGATGGCCACAACGCCAAAACGATTGAGTTTAAGTCCGAAGACGTTACAACAATTGAAGAAGGCTAGTTGGTCTGAATGGTTAGATGTTTTTAATCAAGTACATAACTCAACCATCACTACTTCAGTTGGTAAAATAAAGGTAAAGATAGATGACTAAAAAGAAAAGACAACAGTCTAAAATATTAAACTTTAATTTTAAAACTCTCGGTAATATAATTGATGATTATCCATTTGTAGAAATAGAGTGGCTTGATATCGAAGGTGATGCTGGCTGGTCTAGCACAAAAGATTTAAGTAAGGAACAATTACCTGTTTGTGTATCAAAGGGTTATTTGTTAAGTCAAAGCAAAGGTATTACTAGAATATTTACAGATTATATTAAAACAAAAGATAAACCTACGTTTGACAATATCGGTAATACAACTATTATCCCAACAGCAGTAATCAAATCAATTAGGAAGATTAAAATTTAAATACTGATTAGATCATGAGCTCTAAAAACAATGAAGCTAGGCTTTGGCAGAAGGTTAAGAAAGGACTGACTGATTGCTTTCTAACACGCATAGAATCTAGCACTATCAATGGAATTCCTGACATTCATGCAGTACATAAACAAGAAGTATTTTGGATAGAATTAAAATCAGATTCGTTAAGTTATCCTGCACTAAATAAGTGGCAGATTGTATGGATCAATAAGTATGTGAAAGCAGGTGGTAAAGTAATTATCCTAAAAGAGAACTTGGGTAAGACCCCCTTGCAGAGTGTCCTTAAACTGTACAGACCGGTGTCACTGTTCACTGAACCTCGTTTACTGACCCCTCGTTTCTCGTTCTCGGCCCCTTATCAATGGCCCACGGTCCAGCAGCAGGTGCTCAGGGAGCTGGGATCCAGGTAACAGCTCAGCGTAAGCTCGTTCTCGTGCTCTGGCCACCAATTTTTTCCTCTTTGTTAGGTTGGTGGCCTGAGGACCAGCAGCAGGTGATGCAGCTCAGGATCTCGTTTCTCGTTCTAGGTAATGGCGAACCTCGTTCTCGTTTAACGGATACTGGACGACCCCCGCAGCGTAGTCTTCAGGGGGTGCATGCAGACAGCTCAGGAACCTTTTGCTTGACGCCGATCCCATCATGTCGTATGGTCGGATAAAACAAAGGAGGAAAAGATGGCAGTAGATTTCGAAGCATTAGATCTCGTTCGAACAGAGAACAGAGCTCGTTCCTACAACAAGAGAGTTGGGGAGCTGGCGCAGCAGGTGACTGACCTTCAGCAGCTGGTAGCTCTGATGATGAAAGAATTACCAGATGAGAAGAAATGGTCTTTCGAAGAAAGATTAAAAAAGATGAAAAATACTAGTTGACAGCTGTCCCATCATGTCTTATATAGAAGATGCTGTCGATCCTGAGGCCTAGAAATATTAAATTAGCTCGGCAGCTAACCAAAGGAGAGCAAATGACAAAAGAAATACAAGAGTGGTACAAGATGCCAAGCATCAAGGAATGCCTCGCTGAGTACGAGAAGCAGGATATTGGATTAATATCAGACATTGCAAAACACGGATGCAGCGGAGGCGTGTCGGGAATTATTTACTACGATGAAACTACCGCGTTTCATGACCAGCATGAGGAAGAGATCTGGCAGCTGATAGATGACCAGGCGGATGACAACGGGCTTAAGAACGGTGAGTTCCTTCAGCATGTAACCAGTGATCCGGGCTCGTTAAAGATCTTCAAGAACGATCTCGTATGGTGGGCCGTAGAGGTCCGGGCCCAGGAGCTGCTGGAAGAGTCACCTGCAGCTGGAGCTGCCACATGACCTTCGTTGTCGTTTGGCTGTGTCTTCTGTTTATGTTTCCAGGTATTACATTAGCTGGGACTGGCGTCCTGATGCTTTCGCTCGTTGGGATCCTTTGATCCCCGTCTCGTCTCGTTTACTTAAGTGGATAGGACTGGCGCTGGAGTTACCTAGAAGGTTTGGCACGCCGTCAGATTACTTTCGTAAAGCTCGGTCTCGTTTGAGGTAATGGATCACATTTGTTAAAGATTACTTAAAAGCATCTGGGGTGCTGGGCAAATTCTTTTGCTGGTAGTAAGAATGGTTGGTTTTCTAGTTTAGAATAGTTCTAAAAGATAATTGTTGTAAAGGAATATAAGATACGATAAGACATTAGACTTAATCAACAAAGGAGAAAAGATGGGATTAGATCAACACGCAAACCTTAGAGGTGAGCAAATAGATTGGAAGAAATATTACTCTGATGATAATGATCAAGAGAATATTTTTGTCTGGAGAAAACACGCAAGACTTCAGGAGTTCATGGCGAAGAAATGGACAGAACAAAACCCTGCTGAAAACATAGACGGAAGTTTATCTCATCTAGGTTTTAATGCAGACCAAGAAGCACCTTGTTACATAACTGAGGAAGTTGTTAAAGATTTAGCAGAAGCTATTCAAACTGACTTCAAGGACTACGTGGCAGAAGATGGTTTTTTCTGGGGGCAACAGTTCCAAGAGGAACAGGTTAAAGACTACAAGGAACAAGATATCAAGTTTCTTAAATTCTGTGAACAGGCTATCAACGAAAAGAAAGTCGTTGAGTATTGGTGCAGTTGGTAGTGGCTAAAGATAAATTTAACGAGACGGCTAACGCCGTCTCGTCTCGTTCTCGTGGTGGAAATAAAACTTTACTTAAACCTAAAGAGACTGACGGGGCAGGTGCTGGTGCAGAAAAACTTTTCACCGAAAACATAAAAAGACTATTTAATATACTAGAGGATAATAATGCTAGTTCTACTATTGCTAGACCTTACAAACTTAATTAAAAAAAAGATAAATAAACGTTTGCATAAGATTTGATAAGATATATAAAGAAAGGGTATTCATAAGAATATATAACTTAACAAAGAGGTAACAATGCCAAACGCAATAAAAAAGCTAAAGCAAGACGAAAAAAAAATCGTCCTAGCTTATGCTTCATTAAAGCTAAAAGCAAATAGACTATCTAAAGAGTTAGATACAATGAAAGAACACATTGTAAATCTATTTGAAAGAACTAATCAAAACTTAATTATTGTCCAAGATGAGAACGGACATAGTTTTGGTTTGCAAAAAATCAATAGAGTTAGAAAGTCTTTTGATAAAGATAAATTTAAATTAGCACATTTAGATTTATGGAACGCACACCAGAAGCAATTAGAGTATTGCGAATATAAGGCTATTGGCGAGGTATCAAATGCCCAATAATGATTTGATCAACATAGCTAATGTATTGAGTGAGAAGTTAAACTCTAATGCACCTACATCACTAGCTGACATGGTGGTGGACAATGGAACAAAGAAGCAGTTGAACTACGAGATCATGTTCCAACTGTTGATGGGCGAGTGTGAGAAGCATATACTTGAGAACGTTGGCAATGCTGTTGTTGATGAGTTCAAGGACAGCATACTTAAGAAGTTCAGCACACTTGTGCAGACCTTACACCCTAACGAATAACTAATACGAACCAATGGCGAGGTACACACCTCGCCATTGCTGTATCTATCTCACACCTTGCATAGCAAGGCTCATACTCAATCTCAAAATCGTTTTTAAAATTTATTGTTCAGGGTTTCACGTTCTAGGCGTGGGTTTTCGGGGGCGAAAGGCTTTACTAAGTAGGTTACATTCATACACTATGGTCCCAAACGGGATGGAAATCTTGATATTTTTTTGTAAATCAAGTATTATATAGAAAGGACCCTTTGTTTTTAGTAGGTACCATACCCCCAGGGGGTATATTTTTTTTAGGTACCATACAGGTGGGGGGTATATATTATGAAAATAGAAAATTTATCCGAAGAAGAATTAAAAGATATCATTCTTAAAAAACAATTAGAGTGGATAAAATTATGCCAAGATAATTTTTTGGTATTCGCTGAATCTGTTTGGCAAGATTTTATTTATCGTAAAGCAACAGACCCTAAGAAATATGGGCACCACCAACTTATTGCACAAGCTTTTGAAGACATTGCAGATGGAGATGCAAAGAGGCTCGTAATCAATATGCCACCACGTCATACTAAGTCTGAATTCGCATCTTATTTATTTCCTGCTTGGTATATTGGAAAGTATCCAAAGAAAAAAATTATGCAGGTTTCCCACAACGCTGAACTTGCCTCAAGGTTTGGAAGTAAGGTTCGTAACTTAATGAACACTAAGGAGTATAAAGAAATTTTTGGAAGTGTTACACTTCGAGAAGACAGTAAAGCAAAAGGCAGGTGGGAGACTAACCATGGCGGTGAGTACTTTGCAGCGGGAGTTGGCGGATCTATCACAGGTCGAGGGGCCGATTTGCTTATCATTGATGATCCACACACAGAGCAAGACTCTATGTCGGACACAGCAATGGAACGTGCTTATGAATGGTACAGTTCAGGACCCAGACAACGTCTACAACCTGGTGGAAGAATTTTAGTTGTAATGACTAGATGGGCTACTGACGATCTAACAGGAAGATTACTTAAA